ATGCCGGTGACCGCCTCGAAATACGGGTCGCGGTCTGGATCGTCCTCGGAAAGGCTTTTGTTCACGCCGAACCGCGTGAAATCTTCATCGCTTAGGATCAGACGCTGGATCAGGTCCGCGTCGTCGTCGACCAGCGTGTCGAGCTTGATCGCCTTGTCGAAGCCGCGCACGGCCGATACGCCGATCGTCACCTCGCTGTCGAAATTGAGCGGACCCGCATTGTCGTCGCCGACTGGTGTGAGCCGCTCATTCAGCAGCGATATCGAATAGGCCGGCAGGTCGTCGGGCTGGAGCAAACCGACAGGAACGCAGCGGATCGTCTTGATCCCTGTGGGCGCTTCGAGCGGCCGCAAGATCTCGTAGATCTTGTTCCGGATGCGGGTGGCAGGCGTGATCATGGCCCGATGATCTTCAGAACGAGGGCATAGCCACCCTGGCCGTCTTCGCCGTCGTCGACCATCTCGCACATGCCGACGCGGGGCAGAGAGCCAGCCGCCGGGATCTCGATGCGGTCGCCCGCCACGGGGAGGATGGGGAATTCGCCGATGCGGATGCCGAGCGTGAGCTCGTCAGTGCCGAGGACGCTGCCATCTTCCAACTGCATGTCGGCGGGACGACGGGCCCATATGCCTCTGGCGTCGTACGATGGCTGCCCCGGCTGGGAATAGTCCGGGAAGACGGTGACCGGCCGGGCGAAGGCGTTCATCGCCGGGCCGAGCACCAGAGCGTTGAAGTCGATCACGACGGATCAGGACGCGGCGGGCAGGGAGTGGCCGTCGAGGCGGGCGCGGCCGACCGAGGACGGGTTGTTCGCCACCTCAGATGCGACGCCGACCAGCCGGTTACCGCTGGTGACGGTGGTCAGCCGGGCATTGCCGGCGTCCCAGTAGACCTTGGCGCCTTCGGTCCAGGCCTGTGCGGAGAGCTTCGGCAGTTCGAAGACGCCGCGGGTCTTGGCCGCGAAGGGCAGGCCCTGCGCCACAGTGACCGTCGCGATGACGAACAGGTCGCCGATGATGTAGCCGTTGCCGCTGACGACACCGCCAGACGGAGCGGTCAGGGTGAGGGTATCCCCGTCCTGCAGAAAATTCTTCATGGGGTTGCTTCCTGAGATGGAGAAGAAGGGGCCGGCGGCGGAGAGCGCCGCCGGTAGCTCTTCGGATTAGCCCGGGTTCTTCGACAGGCCGCGCCAGTGAAGGGCCTTCACGCCGGCATCGAGCCGGACCTTGAATTCCGTCCCGTCGACGTTCCAGCCGTCCTTCTGGTCCATGGCCGGCGCGTCGTTGCCGTCCAGGTACGTCACCTCGATCGTGTCGGTGGAGCCGGCATCGGCGGCGAGATACCAGGCCGTCGCCGAAGCGGCGTCCAGGCGAGCGTCGGCGATGACTTCCGCCATGCCGGCGACGCGGTTGGCGAGCGCCGCGTTGCTCTGGCCGGGCTCGGTCTGCGACGCCATGATCTGGCGTGCCTTACCGCCCAGCGCCACCGGCACCAGCAGGTAGCGCGGCGAGATGTTCAGCGCAGCGGCGATGTTGTCGGGGTCTTTCTGCTTCGCCATGGCCGCGCGGGCGATGTCGAGCGAGTCGGCCGACAGGGCCGCAGCGGTGAGCAGGTTGCCGTGGTTGGCGTGGAACAGCGCCGTGCCGTCCTGCATCGTCGGGTTGCCGTTGATGATGGCGAACACGAGATTGCCGATCGTGCGCTTGGCCGCACGCCCCATGCGCTGGGGAATGCGGGTGATCATCCCGAGGTCGTCGTTGATGATCGCCTGCCGGCTGATGGCGAACATCTTGCCATAGGTCGCGATCTGCACGGTCACGCCGGAATCCCCGATCGTGCCGTAGGTGTACTCGGCTCCTTCCTCCACCTTCGACAGCGCCGGGAAGAGATTGAGGTCGATCCGCGAGATCGGCCGGAAGTCGCTGGCGGAGCCTCGCGCCGTGAACCGGTCGAAGGTCTCGTCGACCTCGCTGTAGCCGTTCTGCAGAGCGCGGTACGCGGTGTTCGCCAGAATGTTCGGGAAATCCGAGGTGGAGTGAAGTCCGGCGGCGTTGCGGGTCGTGAAGGCCTGTCCCACCATGTCCATGCGGTTCATGGTGCCGCTGCGAATGTTGCGAACGACGAGATACGATCGCGCGAGCTCGGCGAGGGTGAGGCCGACGAACTCGTTGTTGCGAGCGGCGGTGCGCTCGTCCTCGGTCATCAGGCCGGCGCCGAGCGACTGGCTCGCGCGGGTCAGCAGTCCGAGACGGGCGCCTTCCGCCCAGCGGTCAGCAGCGTCCGCTTCCACACGGATGCGGTTATCGACGTTCACCGTCTGGCCACCCCCCTCGTTCTGCTCCTGCTGCTCGGTGAAGCGGTTGATGATCCGGGCATTGGCCTGATCGACGGTGATGCCCTCGCGGATCAGCTCTTCCGCGAAGCTCTGATCGAGGCGAGCAGCCCGAACGTTGGCGGTGATGCCCTGGACGCGAGCGCGCTCCGCCTGGGTCGCCTCCTGACGGATAGTATCGATGTTGACGGTATCGGCGGCATTGGACCCGCCGCGGTTTTCCTGGGGCATGGTAGCTCCTTGGGGTGATGCGGCGGGCGCCGCGGTATTCGGGCGTTCGGCCCGATCTCGGAAGGGCCCTGCGTTGACGAGGACCAATTGAGCGGAGGTCAGTGGCGCGCAGGCCGCAGTGCGCAGCGGCTCGGCGATTGCTGTGGCGAAACCCTTGTCGACGGCTTCCTGAGCCGACAGGTACGTCTCGACAGACATCAGGGCGCGGATCTCGTCGGCGCCGAGCCCGGTTCGGCGGGCGTACAGATTGACGATGATCTCGGTCTCGCGGTCGATCTCGTCGGCCATGTCGCGCAGATCGTCAGCGTTGCCCCAGGCCCCGCCGGCGACGTCGTGGATCATGATCGAGGCGTTCTCCGCCATCGTGATGGTGTCGCCGGCCATGGCGATGACGGACGCGATCGAAGCGGCCATCGCATCGACATGGACGTCGATCGGCTTTCCCCACGCGACGAGCGCGTTGTAGATCGCCAACCCTTCCATGACAGAGCCGCCCGGCGAGTTGATCCGGACAGAAATCCGCTCCTGATCGGAGAGCTCGGCGAGCGATGCCATGACATCGAGAGCGCGCACGCTGTCGCTGTAGTCGCCGAGATAGTTGAAGGGGTCGATCACCCCATAGATCAGGATCTCGCCGTTCAGCACGAGCGATCGGGTGTCCGTCCGCTCGGCGCGAGTCTGCGTTCCCGCCGCGGGCGCGGCCGGCCGGTTGGTATTCGGCATGCTCTTGGTTCCTCGTCAGGCCGCGTCGAGCGGCTCGTCGGGCGCGTTCGGATCGGCGTTCTTCTGCGCGACGCCACGGCTTGTGGTCTTGCGCGGGTCGCTGTCGAAGACGAAGCCCTTCTCATCGGCGAAGGCATTGTCCTCGATGATCTGGGCATTGACCTCGGCCGGATCGTCGCCGCTGCGGCGGATCTCGCCGCTCCTAGAGGCGAGGCCGGCGCGGATTGCCGCCTGAGAAGCCTTGATCTCGGTGTCGGGGTCGATCATCACCCGGCGAGGCGGTGTCCAGCCCAGCGAGAATGCTTCGGTTGAGCCGGTCGCGACATAGGCGAATTCGCGTGTCCAGCGCTCCAGCGGCCCGTGGAACTGCGGGATCAGCATGTTCCACTGCCACGACTCGATGGACCGATCGAAGTCCATGCGGCCGAGACGGCCGGACGAATAGTTCACCCCTGACCAGTCGCCCGTGAAGCTCTCGTGCGAGATGCCGAGGCCGGCCGCGATCTCGTGCAGCGTCACCTGGGAATAGGGCTGGAAGTCGCTCGTCGTCGGCGGCGTCGCGAAGGTGACCGACTCGCCTTCGCCACCTCGCCAGACCATGCCCGGCTCCATCTGCTCCATCTCGAAGCCGCTGGGCGTGGTTTCGAGAGGCGAGCCGTCCTCATTCGTGGCGCCGTTGCCATCGTCGCGCGTGGTGATGAAGGCCCCAAAGCACGCGGCGATCTTCTGACGCATGAGCTGGGCATCGGTGTAATCCGCGAAGTCGCGCATCCGAACGATGACGGGAGCGAACCAACTCACGCCACGCACCTGGCCCGGCCGGTCGACCCGGTAGATGTGCGCGATGAAATCCGCAGAGACGCGCTGCCCGCGGAAGGCCCGCATGGACGACGCGCCGGGATGCTGATCGAACAGGTAGTAAGCGACGCGCTTGCCGCGAAAATCGAACTCCACACCCCGAATGGCAGTGTTGCCGTTGCGCAGGTTGCCGTCGACATTGGTGTCGATGAAATCCGGCTCGAGGACCTGCAACTGAAAGGGCAGTGCATAGCCGTCCTCTGCACGGCGCGCGCGTTTTCGGACCAGGCACTCGCCAGCCTCGGCAACCGTGCCGACGATCAGCTCCTGCAGTCCATAGAGGTTGTTGTTGCCGTCGGCGTCGATGTCCGTCGAATCGAAGTGGTTATCAAGCAGCGCCTTGATCTGCGCGGCACGCTCCGCCCGGCCCGACCGGACAGTCGGAATGATGCCGGTCCCCACCACGTTCTGCGCGATCACCATCTTGGCGCGCGCCGCGTAGGGGTTGTTGCGGACCATGTCACGAGCGACATCACGAATGCGGCCGGCGGCGACTTGCAACTCGCTGTTCGCGTCGGTGCCGACTGCGCGCCAGCCTTGCGTCCGCCGGGATACCGACGCCGCCTCATAGACGTTTCGCGTCAGGTTCATCCGCGCGATGCGGCTACGCGCCGAGACGCGCTTCTCGCCCCAGCCGGGCGCGAAATAGCTGATCGCCCGATCCAGCCGGGTCATGGTCGCCATCGTCAGAACCCAGACCTGTAGGCCGCAACGCGCGCTCGACGCGCCGGACGCATGCCGAGCTCGCGCATCAGCGCATCCCGAACGGAGCGCATCTCGGTGAGGGACCGATACTCGACGCTCTTGCCGTCATAGCTGACGCGGGTTGCGCCGGACGCGATCGCTGTCGAGATCGCGTCAAGCTCCGCCTGGATCTGCTGCGGCGTGCGCATCGGGGATTATCGCCCCTTGCGGCCTGCGCCCGCGTCCTTGGTCTCGGCGTCGGCCGGCGCCTCGGACGTCTCGCCGCCATCGGCGCCAGCGTCCACGGGCGGGCTAGCGCCCACCGGAAGTTCGGTGCCGGCCTCAGCCGTGCCGGCCTGGGCGACAGAGAGGATGCGATGCGGGCCATGGCCCTTCAGTCGCACCACAAGCGGAGAGCCGTCGGTGTTCGTCATCGCGACGACGACCGATTCCTCTGCGAGGGCCTGCTGAACCTCGGCGTCGCTGACGTGATCGACCGGCAGCCGCAGGTTCGCCGCGCTCTGGTCGATCGGCGCTCCCGGATAGGACCAGACGCCATGCGTACGGACGAGGACGCCGTCGCCTTTCTCGATCAGATCTTTGACGCTCATGGTTATCTTCCCTTCGAAAGCCAGCCTCGCTGGCGCTGCAGGAAAGGCTTCGGCCGGCTCGGGCGAGCAGGCTTGGCCGCTGGCGCCGGGGGAGGCGCGTTCTCAGTTTCCGCGTGATCCGTCGGCGCGCCGGCGCCGTCGGTGAACTCCAAGCCGCGCTCGATCCGACGCGGCAGGGCCCGGCGAACCGCCAAGGCGCCTACGATCGTGTCGAAGGCTTCGTTTCTCTTTCCGGGCGGGCAGACCCACACGACATATGGCTGTCCGGTGCGGTACCGGATTTCTCGGCGCTCGGCCGTCAACTGCTCGAAGTATTCCGGCCCGAACCCCGATGTGCCGGCAGTGTCGTCCGGCATCGGAAAGTGGATGAAACCTGCTCGACGCTGGCCCGGCTCGGGGGGTGGAATGCGTAGGCGCGCCTGGATGGCATCCTTCGCGGCGTTCGTACCGATCAGCCAGAGTGGATCGTTGTTCTTCGACCGCGTCGAGCGCCCTGTCCATAGCGGCTTGTTCGCATCGCCTTTCGTTGCGAACACCCGCTGGCGCCTGCGCTTGCGGCAGTACGTGTAGACCATCGCCGTGTGATGGCCGCCGGTATCGACGCCATGCGCGGCGATCCGCAGCAGGCGCCCCGCTGTCGTTCGGAAGGCGCGCGCCCTAAGCGCGTCCAGTTCCCGCCATGCCTGAGGCTGGGCCGGGTCCTGATGGATGATCTCGTAAAGGAACGGCCAGGCCTCTTCGTCCGGGCCCCAAGCGACAAGCTGGGTTTCCAGCCGATCGCCCTGAACGTCTGTGAAGCCCGTAATCGCACGAACCTCGTCAGGCAGTGCATCCGGGCCATAAAGCTCCGGCCGCGAATCGAGACCTTCGTTCTTGATCCCCTCGCGCCCCAGCGGCTGCCAGAGCTCGGCGAGGCCGGTGTTGGTGAACTTCCGCAGAAGCTCGGGATCTTCCTTCGCCTCGATGAACTCGCGCACGAGGTCGGCGAGGCGGTGTCGAACGGAGTAGAGCTTCGAAACGTGAAAGCCAGCATGGCCTCCGTAGGGCGCCGGCTTCTCGCAGTGCTTGCAAACCGATCGGCCCTTTTCCGTCCAGCGCTCCGGTGCCTGAATTTCCTCGCAGCAGACGAACTGCCGCGTCTGGCGCCAACCGTAGTCCGGCAAATGCTCAAGCTGTTCCAACGCCGCGGCGCGTTCGGCCTCAGTCCAGATCGTGCCGCAGTCTGGGCCACTGCACCGGATGCCGGCCGTTTCCGGCAGATGGCCGCCGGCTGCATCACGGCTCCACACCGCGTTCGCCCAGGTGAGCGTCTGCCGATAACCGCAATGCGGGCAGGGGACGAAGCAGCGACGCTGATCACTCTGCCCATATTCGCGGCCGATCCGCGACACACCTTCCTCGGTCGGCGAACACGTCCTAACGAACTTCGCCAGACCCAGCTTGTGATAGGTCGATGCCCGCTCTTCAGCGAGTTTCAGGGGGTCGCCCTCGTCGCCAGCACTCGGCGGATACTTGTCGATCTCGTCCGACAGAATGATCCGCTTCGGCCGTGACGCGAGATCCATCGGCGAATTCGCGCCGACGAAGTCGATCGCGCCGCCCGGATAGGCCTTGTGCGTGATCGTGTTCTCGCTGTCTCGCGTCCTCGGCTTGGCGATCAGGCCAGCCAGCACCGGGGTGACCTCGACCGTGGGTGCAAACCTCTCCTTCGAAAACGCTGCTGCCGCGCCTTGCGTCGGCTGGACGAACAGCACCGCGGCCGGGTCGAGATGGACATGAAAGCCGGCGATGTTGATCAGCAGCTCGGTCTTTAGAACCTGCGTCGCCGCCATAACCGACATGGTGTGCGTGTCGGGCTCACCATGAGCCGCCATCACACCGAACGCCGCCGGCTGCGAGCTGGTCCGCCACTGACCCGGCTGGGCAGAGGTCTTGCTCGCCACTCGCCGGTAGGTGTCAGCCCACTCGATCAGGTCCAGAGTCGGCGGCGGGCGCAGCGCCCGTCGACCGAGCGCCAGGCGATCCGAAAGCGCCGCCTCGCTCAGCAACCCCGGCGGGGTCATGAAGTTCATGCAGAGCCTCGGTGATCTCCCGCCTAATCTCTGCGTGGATCGTGGCGCGGTCGGCTCCGACCAGCTTCTCCGCGACCTTGCCGGGAATGGCTAAGAGACGTTCGCGCACCACGGCGTATTCGCGCTCGACCTGAACGCCCACCGCTTCAATGCGCACCCATTCTCGTTGCGTGACCTCGTGCTCGTGCTTCCGCAACAGCCCGAGATAGTTCTCCTTCCGCCGCACGGCGTCGGCCATGGGCAGGTTTTCGTCGCTCGGATCGAACGGCGCGTCGGCATCGTCGGCCGAAGGTTCCGCCGGGCGTGCCGGCTTCTTGCCGGGCTGCGGCGCAGCGCGCTCAGGACCGCTGCGCGTCGGACGATGGGTGACGCCGCCGCGATAAGTTGCCGGCCGCTGGTCGAGGCTCCACTCGGTCTCCTCGACTTTGACGTTCCCGGCGTCGTCGAGGACGAGCAATCCGTTTCGATTCCAGACCGTCACGGACTTTCGCGACACCTTGCGATGCCGGGCGAACTCCGCCTGCGTCATCACCGTGTCAGGTCCGATAGCCGTCATCTGCCGTTACCCTGTTACCGCGTTACCGGGTTTCAGCCATTCGCGCCTGAAAATGGGCCGGGGTCGCGCGTTACCCCCGCCCCATCCCCCTCAGGAAGGACCCGGGGAATCGAGGGGCCCCATCGGGTCATCTGCGGGAGGCCATGGCCCTTGCCATGCGGATCGGGAACGATCGCCTCACCTCATTGATCACGACGCGGTTGAAGTCCTCGATGAACGGGACGTCCTTCCTCATCTGTGCTGCCCGCTTGAGGGTGAACAGCAACTGGACGCGGCGCTTGTCGGTGGGGCTGGATGTAGCCCTACGCTTGGCCTTGCCTGCTCCCTTGGGCTGCCAGCCTATGCGCTGGAAGACGGCGTCTCCCTTGAGGAAGGTGTTCGGGGCAGATGCGGGGCGAAGACGACGAGGCACGCCCTTGGCGGTGCGCTGTCCCTTGACCAGTGTGCTTGGGATCGCCAGTCGACCACGAGCCTGCTTAGTGCCGCCCTGAGCATGAAGCTTGAGGCTGCCTCTCCCGAGCCGGTCGAAGACGGCTCCTCGCAGATTGGCCTTGTTCGCTTTCTCGACGTTCAGCGCTGCGCGGATGAAGCCGGGGTTCCGAACGGTGACGGAGTGCGGCCAAGTCTGATTGATCAGATGGTCGCGGGCCTTGAAGAGCGCGTCGTTCAGAGCACCAGCCAGTGCAAACGGCACCTGATCTATGGCGCCGCCTATGGCGCGAGCCCTGCGCTCAAAGTCTGAAAGATCGAGGCTGAGCACCGACGACCTCAATCATGAGCAGCGTCATTCAGGGGCAGCGGCTAACCATCCTGTCGGGCGGGGGTGGAGGCGGGCCGCGGTCGATATCAATTGGGCTGGCGACAGTACCGCCATCGGCGTCGACGGCTTCAGACAGCGCCTGGAACGTTGAGACGATACCCTTCCGGAACACCAGCAGCGGCGCGACAATGGCCGCGATCAGGCTGGCGATGCTGAGTCGTCGGCGTCCGCAGCCAAGGCGTCGTAGACCTTCGCCTCCGATCCAATGCCGGACGGAACCTCAGCCAGCTTGGCGCCCTCTAGCACCATGATGTGCGCAGCGAGGTTGAGGATTGCGGGCTGGTAGTCTGCTTCGTTCCACGACTGGTCGACCGACAGTGACGCTTCATCGATGGCGACGATTATCGTTGGATACCATACACCCGACAGGTCTTGGATCTGCTCTTTGAACTGGGCGACTGTCGGTTTCTCGTAGGGCATCGGTTGGCCTCTCCGAAAACCGCCGCTAAAACTGAAAGGCCCGGACATCTGATCGCCGGGCGCAGCACTGCACAGTGCGATTAAGACAATTGCCCTATCATAGGACTATCGTCAAGTAGGACCGGCCCGATATGGGTGCGCATCGCGTGCGATAAGGCCAAGGTGCGTTGCGAGCGTGATGAGGGCGCCGGTCACACGGAACCCGATTGCCCCCGGCAATGTCTCCTGATCGAGCGCGACGCGGTCCAGTGCGATAAGGGCCTGCGGGCCGCCGTCCGTGGTGACGGCCTGCCTCATGGCGTTCAGGCGGATGCCGAGGCGCTTCACGGCCTCGTCAGCCATATCGCGACCAGAGCCCACGCCAATTGCCGACAAGCCGACAGGTACGCCCTTCGCAGCCCGCCAGCGTCTCACGGTCTCGGCGTATTCCTCTCCTGCATCGTACAGCTCGCGGCGAAGCCTATGGTCCAGCACATGCCGGCCCAGCGACGACGCGCAGAGCTGATCGTAATTGCCGCGGCGATGAGGCTGGGCAAGCACAGTCGCGCGTTCGCCCGCCTCTCGCCGGAGACGGGCGGCTTCTCGCTCTTCCTTGCTGGGGCGCTGCAAGCGACCGTTGGGCTCACGCACGCCAACCTTACGCTTGCGGCCTGTCTTCGCCATGCTGGTCAGTCCTTTTTGGAGTTGGCATCCGCGAGGTTCGGCCCTGGGCTCCCAAGCGCCTCGGCATTGACCGGAGAGCGCTGCTGGTAGCGCTCCAGGCCCGGAGCCTGCATGGTCTTCCTGACGCTCCGGAATGCCTTCATGGCGTGTCCTCACCAATGAGGCCCTTTTCCACAAGCTCACGCCCGTATTCCCAGAAGCTCTTAGGCTTGGCGAGGAAGCGATGGATCTCGCGATCCATGTTCCGCTCCTTCTGCATGCGAGCCTTGGCCGTCATCGAAAAGCTCTTCGAGGCGATAAGGTCGGGGTCCAGAAACTGCGACGAGATGGGGCCGGCGCCGATTGACATCGTTGCCAGCAACTCGGCCAGCTTCTCCCGGCTGACGATGCCAAGTTTGAAGGCCTTACGGAGCGCTTCTTCCGGCTCCATCCAGCGCGGGTTACACGCAGCATCTTTCATTGCCCCGATAGCCCCGCTTGCGAGACCAAAGTCCGGCGCAGTCGTGAAAGCCATCTGCGCGACCGCCTCTTTCGCCATTGCTGGGCCGGCGACAGGAGCCGCGACGAGCGCCCCGAGAAAACCACGACGCTTCATGCTGCTACGCCCCTTTCCGACTGCTGGGGGTTGTCCCAAGCGTCAAACTGCTCGTCAGGGCTGGGGACGACGCGATCCGAAAGACCCTCGCGGAAGATGGCGCGGGCTTCCGGGGATAGCTCCATGCGCCCCTTGAGCTTGGCGGCGGCGCGCTGGACCTCGCGGTCGCGTTCGGCCTTCAGTGCTTCCGGCATGGCTTCGCGATCAACGACGGTCTCGCCGGTCGTGGGCTTGATGCCGAAGCGCTCTCGGGCTGCGTCGGCTTGGGCTTTGCGACGTGCCCATTCCTCTTCGGTCGGCTCGACATCACCCGGCGCCGGAAGGGCCATGCGAGGCTCAGGCGGCGCATAGAGCTTGTCCATGTACGCGACGAGGTTTCCGAGCTGCGCAGGCGTCGGGAGGAAACGCTTGTCGATGTCCGAGACTTCGCCGCGGATGATGCGCTTCACCGCGCCTTCGATGGCCTGAAGCGAATACCCGTCGATGGCCATCCGATAGGCGCCAGATACGCCGTTCGCCTCGCCTCGATCGGCGGGGAAGGCGGTGAACAGCGCGCGGAGCGCTGCCGTGGCCTCAGCCTGCGATGCGGGGGAATTGCTGGACATTGGAGAAGAACCCTTCTGCTCGATCGTTCAAGTCGTCCAAGGCAGTGTTTCGTTTGGCTTGGCGATGAGGAGGCGCACGCTGCGTCGAGCGATCCGACAGAACGCGGGTGATGTAGGGGATGGGGTCGCCACTGCCGTGGATCTGGGCTTCGTTGATCGCCCACAGGACGCGGCCGGCATCGCTTCCGGTGTCCTTCAGCCACTTCCCGACCATGCTGCGCGCCTTGGGTGGCACGACGTGCATCGTCTCAAGGGTCAGGATTCCATCGGTCCAAAGCTGGTCGACGAGAGAAACGGCCGGCGCGTCGCCACCAGCGTTAGCTGGTGGTTCTTGTTTGGCTCTGGCTTCTGGCTTCTGGGCTTTATCCTCAGGGTTATCCGGGGGGTTAACCCCCTTCTTCAAGGAGGGATTACCGCCCTTGCCGCCATTGGCCTTATCCTTGGCCTCTTTCTCGGTGTCAGCCTTCATCCGTCGGCTGAAGATCAGGCCGTTTTCGTCTCGGCTTAGAACCCCGGCGTCGGTCAGCTCTGCCAGCAGAGCCTTCGCGTCATCAGGGCCACACCCAGCGAGCGCGGCCATCTGGCCAACCGTCAGAGCTTTGCCGTTGACGAGTAGGAAGCCGCGCGGGGTTGCCTCGTGCATGAGGCAAAGCATTTCCATCCAAAGGCCGCGTGCGGCCAACGAACACATGCGGAGCGCTGGGTCAGCACGCCAGTCGGACGGGTAGAATTTCAGCCAGGGAGCACTCATTGCGCCACCCCGCATTCACAGCGAGCCTTGGACCGGCGCTTATTGTTTGCCTGCTGCTTTGCAGTGGCCCAGCGGACATTGCCGGGCTCGTAGTCTCCATCGTTGTTGATCCGGTCTAGGCTGAAACCGGGGCCGGGCCATGGTCCAATATCTTCGATGAAACACTCGAACCCGGATTTCCCGTTCTCGCCGAATCTCCACCGATCCGACATGCCCACCCCGCGCCCACCGTAATCGCGGTAAGCTGGGGATGACGGGTTGAAGCATCGCTGCTTGATATTGCTCCAGCGCGCGTATCGCGGATCGCGGCCTGATCGGCGTTGGGCGCCATGGATCGTCAGTGCTTCCGCCGCCAGCGCGTCACGGGCGCACCCACACGATTGCCGCCGGGCGACGTTCGCTGTTGGCCTGATGAACTCTCGACCACAATCACAGCGCATCGTCCAAGCCGTGAGACGCCGCCCCGACTTCAAGGTTAGATGCGTCGGCTCCAGCGCAACGCACATCCCGAACCTCTGGCCGCTTAGATCAGCTCTCATGACGACAGATCTCACAGTCAGGGAAGCTTGCGTGCCACATCAGGACGGACCAGACGCCATGCGTCCGGCCGAGATCACCAGCGATCATCCAGCCGCGAAGGTGGAAGGCGTCTACATCGCCATGGCGGACATATTGGAAGGTGCCTGTGCGGGTCATAGGGCAAAGCCCTGTTGCACTGGCTTTGGCTCACGGGCGACAAACAAGCCGGGGCGCTGCAGTTCCGCAGAGATGCGCTTACAGGCCGTGTCGAAGTGTTTAGGGTCTAGCTCCACGCCAACGAACGGGCGGCCAATGCTGACCGCTGCAACGCCCGTGCTGCCACTGCCCATGAACGGGTCGCAGACGACGCCGCTGGTCCACTCGATGATGGCCCGCATCAGCTGGACAGGCTTTTCGGTCGGGTGGTGCTCGTTGCCCGTTCTAGGTGCAATGATGACATCGTTCGGGCGGCCCTTCGGCCAGGCATGACGCTCGCCGGGATAGAATAAAGCAATCTCCGTCTGGCGGCCGTGCTCGTGCTCTAGGTCGCCCATCGACCAGTTGTTCTTCACCCAGGTCACGCATGACTTAGGGAGCGGCACGTCCTGCAGGTTATCCCAACGACAGAACAGATATCGCGAATGGGTGGCCGGCAATGTGCAGGCCCACGCCAGCAACTCGGCATTGCCGTCGTTCGCAATAGCCTCGTGCTTCTCGATCCGGTGGTTGGAGCGGAAAGCCATGCCATAGGGCGGATCGCTGACGATGCAGTCGTATTGCAGCGACGGGACGATCTCGACGGCGTCGCCCAGGTACAGCGTCACGTCTTCGGAAAGGTGCTCGACCCGGCTCATGCGGCCTCCTTCGTCGAGATGACGGACACGAAGACGGTCTTGCCGGCGGAGCCCCAGTTCATCTGAAGCTTCTGGCAAAGGCTGTCGTCTTCGATGATGCCGGCTGTCTTCAGAGCGTCGCTGATCGGCTTTTCGAGGTTGCCTAGATCGCGGCGGCGAGCGTCAGGACGGCAGGCGGTGATGTAGAGGGCATACGGACCCTCGACCTTGCCGGCCCGCTGGCGGCGGGCCTCCCAGCCGGCTTCAGTGCACCACCGCTTGTAGTGCTCAGACTTCACGCGCCCACGGCCGGGAACGTTCTTGTAGAGGTGATTGACCGTCGGTGGGAACGGCAAGGTGAGGGTCACGGCGTTCATTGCCCACGCTCCCGATCACGAGCGCGAGCCAGGGCGTTGGCAGCCGCAGCCGGCATGCACTGAAGCTTCCGGGCGATGTCGACAGTGTCGAGCCCCGTCCTGAATAGCCAGAGTGCATCCGCCTCACGCTCAGCCGTCAGCGTCGATGCCAGAGGCGGAGCGTACATCGCTGCCGTGGACGGCTTGGCGGCGTCCAGGCTGACGATGTGCGGGCGCTCGGAGCCGACGTAGGGGATCAAATGCTTCACGCGGCGACCCTCCGAACACGGCTAGGCTCGCGACAGGCATATTCCCCGAAATACTCTTCGGCGGCGGCTAGGTAGGCATGATGCGCTTCCTCCGCCGTGTGAAAATACCCGATGAAGATAAGGTCGGGTCCAACCTTGATTTGGGAGCGCCACTTCTTGCCCTTACGGCAAGCATGATAGTAAGCACCCTTCAGTCCAGAGCGGTTATTGGATTGGATGCCCTTGTTTTGCTTTTGCTGCGTGGAGGTGGCCAGTCGGAGATTGCCGATAGCGTTGTTCGACGCATCGCCATCCTTGTGATCGACTTCAACGCCAGCCGGAATGTCGCCGTAGCACCAAATCCAGGCAAGGCGGTGCGTGCCGATCTGGCCATACTCACGGAACCCAATGAAGGAATAGCCACGCTTTCGGGTTCCAGCTTTCTTCCCGAAAAGAGGTCCGACCGTCCTAGGCTCCACTTTCCATGTGAACACCCCGGTAAGTCGATTGTAATCGAGAATCTCTCTCAGAAGAGATTGCGGCGGGAGCTTCCTCATGCCCGCATCTCCGCGCAAGCAGAGGCCGCTATCTCATCTGAAAGGCGCCGAACATCAGGGCTTATCTCCCGAAGACGTTCAATCTTGTCTATTGAGTGCTTCACAGTCGAATGGTCACGACCGCCCATGCTCCGGCCGATCTGGGGGAGCGACATCAGCGTATGCTCTCGCATGACCCAACAGGCGATCATGCGCGGGAGAATGACTTCCTTGTTCTTGCGCTTGCTCTGAATGTCGAGAATTCTGACGCCTGTGATCTGCGACGTGTTCTTGAGAATGACCCGCGCATCGCACTGGCGAAGCGCGCCATTGGCGATAAGCTCAGACCGGCGGAACGGGAGGAAGTTCGGTAGGTAGATGACATCATCGACCGGCGCGGGCGCAACCGGCTCAGGCTCAGGCTCAGGAGCGACGACAACGAGTTTGGGCACTGGCGGCGGGGCCTTCGGTGCGGGCTGATAGAGCCTGCGCCGCCGCGCCGCATAGTCCGCAAGGAGACGATCGGCGTCTGTATATTCTAAGACAGGCACGAGTGTCATGGCGCGCGAGATTTCCGACTGATGAAGTGAGGTTTCCATGACCTTGGCTGCCCTTCTGACGATGCTGAGAACGTCAGAAGGGAGTTGCCATGGAGCGGTTGGACTCGCTGGTCGCGAAGGTCTTGGCGGACGCGCGACGGCGAATGGATGAGAGGAAAGCAGGCGGGACGGCTGTTGAGGCCGCCCCGCCACTCGTGCGCACGCAGAGGGAGGGGACTATGCGCATGAGGAAGGAGCGCAGGCAGAAGAGCCCGCGAGAAGACGATGCTCAGCATGTCTTTCGGCGCCACGTCAGTTGTCCTTCGCCGCGAAGCAGAGGCCCGCAGCGAGGACACCAACCGTGGCGCCGAAAGACATGCTGACGAAGATGAGGACGAGTGTCGCCATCACGCGGCTCGCGCGAGCGCGTAGGAACGAAGCTCTTTCGCGTGGGCAAAGCAGCCGAGGCCCATATGCTCGTATTCCTGGGCGCGGGCCTCAATCTCGGGGGCTGTCAACTGATCGACAGGGACAAGGACAATTTCATCGTGGCGTTGAACCGTGTACGCGACTTGCAGATGCTCAAACCCATCCATGACGAGTTGTTCATCGCTCTGCGTCCTCGCGTTATACTTGCCAACGCAACGCTTCACGACATCGCGAACATGGGTATAAGCACACACCCGATAGAACTCGGTATCGTCGCCAGAAATATCCTGCTTCTTGGCGATGATCTCATGCGTCAGCCAATCGACGGCGATTGTTTCACCGCTGGCGATCTTGTCCGCGATGAACTTACGGATTTCTGGAAAGATGCTGTTTTCCTTCATGACCTAGATCCTTGTGATGATGGTGTCGGTCACGGCGTCGATCTTCGCGATGGCAGCACGGAGCCGCGCGCGTTCGCCGTCGATCAGCAGAGGGAGGACGCTACCGACATCGAGAGCGCCGAGCGTTTTTGCGACAAGCTCGACATCCCCGACGAAGTGCAGGGCGCGGTTGAATTCCTTCGGGTCTCGGCCCTTGAGGTCTATGACTGGGCGGGGCTGCGGGCGCTGGATACCTTGCTGGGCAAGCTGAGAGAGCGTCGGCGGCTTGGGGCTATCGACCTGTCGGTCGAAGTCGTCCTGCGGGATGTTGGCTATGCGGACGGCTTGGACTTGCTGATGCTTGGACAGACCGGCTTCGCGGGCGGCGTCGGCTTGCGTCAGAGCAGAAGTGTGGTCGCCCTCACTTTTGCTCCTATCCCCGCCGCGACCATCGATCTGTTGAAGCAACTCGCCTGCCCGGCGGATGGCGCGGTCGCGAATGCGCGTCGCCATCTTCATCAATTCATCGTCGTTTGCCTGCTTGGCGTACGACGCGAGCGCAGCAGCCTTGTCCGCCCACGACTTGCATTCGTCGAGAGCAACGCACTCGGTCAATGCTGTCTTGGCGTTCTCATATGTTTGCGGAAGGCGGGCAGACGCCGCGCTGATCGTGGAGAGAGCGTTCATCCTGCCATCCGCTTGGGTTGAGGCTTGTCGAGCGGGCGCGACATGAAGTCAGTGACGCGCTTCATCGTCTGGCTGCGCGGCTCGCGCCCGGCCCGCAGATCGAACACCAACCGCGGATCCTTCGCTGCGAGAATCCCGAACCGTGTCGGCTTCATTCCCGTGGCGATTAGATACCGCTCGACCTCTGCCAAAAGAGCTAAATGCATCATCATGCGTCGGACTATAATAGGACGCTTCCTACATGTCTAGTCACCTTCCTATTGGCCAGACGGTTTTCTTGCGCGCTAAGCCCATTCGCATGGACAGCGTGCGCAAACTTCTCGATGGGCTAATCAGGGATCGGGGCCTTAACCTGGCTCAGGTTTCGCTGAAGCTGGGCAAAAGCCACAGTTATTTGCAGCAGTTCATGAAGCGCGGCGTCCCCGCGAAATTGCCAGAAGACGTGCGGGCTCAGCTCGCCGAAATGTTCGGAATTGATGAAACGCTGCTGGGCAAGCCGCCGCGCGCCTTCAAAGAGAGGTTAGATGCGCCCTTCGCGACTGATAAACCCGCTGAGACGCTGAATGAATACGACGTTAGAGGCGGCACCTCATACGGCGGTGGCGTAGACACCCAGGAATGGGAGGAGGCCGGAAACGCCTCGCAAATGCCGGTAGCCCAATGGGGGTTACCGGCGGCTTATGTTCGCAATGAGCTTGGCCTAACGTTCGGCCAGGCAGACATTATCGCAATCCGTGGCGACTCGATGGATGACGGGACGAAGCTGGGGCTTAGCTCGGGGGATCGCGTCATCGTCGATCGGCTAGACACTGATCCGAGGCAGGGCGGGATCTTTGCGGTCTGGGATGGTGGCGGCGTCATCGTTAAGCAGGTCGAGCTTATCCGAGGCGAGGATCCGCCTCGCATCATCTGTAAATCGCGCAACCCGTCGTATGCGCCGATTGAGCTGACGATAGACGGCAATGTGCACGTCATAGGCCGAATCAGCGCGAAGATCGCCCGCATGTAAAAAGCCGCCAATAGGGCCGGCGCACATTTTTGTCAGCACGATAGGCAAAATCCGCTCGCGCCCTGTTGACATAGGAATAGGACTCATCCTATAACTCTCCTCACACCAACGAGGAGTCGGCGGCGATGGCCACCAACCAAATCGAAGCGCTACTGCCTGAAGCGATGGAGTGCTTCTGGAACGCGGAAGGCGGGAATGAAGCTGGCGTTCGCGCCGCTCTCGAATTCGCACTGAGCCGCCCCGAGGCGCCCGCTCGCAGCATCATCGCCGGCTCGGTCATCTCTTTCGAGATTGAGGATAGCGAGCTGAACGTCGGCCCCGTCGCGCTCTGCGCTGACTGGTGCATGGCTATCGAAGGCGACGGCGGCTCGTTCGAAATCACCCACGTCTGGGTCGAGGGCAAGCGCGCTGACGACTTCGAAAAGTCGCTGGCCCAGCGCTGGTTCGACGGCGATCTGGCCAGCAAGGAAAGCCGCGTCCGCAAGGCCTACAACGCCACGCTCTCCGAGCGCACTGCGGACGATGAGGCCGATGATCTCGGCTGCCATCAGCACCACCAGAGGGCTGCCTGATGCCCCGCGTTCATATCCCCGCTCCCGACCCCGAACCCATCTGGCCGAAGGCTGATGAGGTCGCAGACCTGATCGCCGCACTCGTCATCGTCATCGGCGGATGTTGGGTCGTTGGGATCGCCACGCTTTTCTGAACATCGAGGCAACAATGGTCAGCAAGATCACCAAGCTCACGCCGGAGCAAATCGCCCGCTTCAAGGACTGGTCCGAGGACTGGATCAAGATCGGTCTTTCGACCGAGCCGGCCAATTTCGACAAGGCGATTGAAGCCGCCCTCAAGGCCTACAAGCTGATCAATAAAGGCAAACCGATCGTCATCTTGCGAATGTCGTCGCCTTACGGTGCGACGCTCGGTGGGGCGATGGCCTGGGCCATGCTGCGAGAGCTTGGAAGCCCGCAGGTCGAGTCGCAGGTCGGGTCGCAGGTCTGGTCGCAGGTCGAGTCGCAGGTCAGGTCGCAGGTCTGGTCGCAGGTCGAGTCGCAGGTCAGGTCGCAGGTCGGGTCGCAGGTCTGGTCGCAGGTCGAGTCGCAGGTCAGGTCGCAGGTCTGGTCGCAGG